GCGTGAGCGGGACATACGGGCAATAGAAGTACCCGCTATCAAGATAGCTATCACCTTTGTAACCCATCAAAATCTGGTTATTTGGGAATAGTGGATCTTTGTACAGTCTCCAACGGTTGTTGACAGTACCAACATACTGAATACCAAGACTTGAAGTAAAGGTTTCAGAAGGGTTTGGTGCGAATCCAGCAGTTGCAGTTTCAAAGATTGAAGCTACTTCTGGTGAAGTTACAATCCAGTTAGCACCACCTCTTAAAGTCTTACGGTGAACAACGTTAGTTAATTCAACGATCTTGACATAAAGAGCTTCATACTTTTCTTTAATTGTATCTCCAAGTGCTGTTGCAAAGTCCCAGGAAGAAACAGTTCCAGCATTTGTTCGCAAGTCTGTTAGGACTTCACGATCAATTTCTAGGTTAATTTCTTGGGCTAACACGGCGGTTAGTTCTGCTTCGGCATCAAGGTTGTGCTGAGATCTTAAATCTTGTTGTGCTTCATAGGACCAGACAGCTTTAAGCTTTCTAGTTTTAGCAGCAATAGATTCTGATTCAACAACTAGGTTGATTTCTGGAAGATCAGTATTACATTCCATGTTATACTCATATGATAGTACTAGACTATTGCTACCAGGTGCGTTATTCCAGGTCATAGTGATAAGACCGTTAGTAACGTCAACAGTACCAGCAGTAACTACATCAGTTGGAGTACCAATAGCTGTGAAAGTGAAAGATCCACTTTCGTCAACTACGAATGTTTGAACAGCAGTTGCACCCTGGAAGACAGTACCTGTTATAGTACCAGCTAGGACAGGAGTGTGCTCTAGAGGTGAAAATACTGAAAGAGTATCTGCACCATCATCTGTGCTGCTGCTTTCGTTCTCTATGAATTGATGAGAGTAGAAGATGTTAAGATTAGCATCACCACTAGCCAATTGTTGTAGAGAGTTTACGTCGTCACCTGGGAAACCACCATTGTTATCAGCACCTCGGACAGAGCCTTTGTTGCTGCTATAACGGAATCTCAAGTAGTATACTAAACCAGTTGGGCCAAGTAGAGGTTGTACGGATACAACTTTATTAGCGATCAACTGAGGATAAATTCTTCTTACAAGAGGAATAGAAATTCTCTTGAATTGAGAAATGTCACCAGTGTCAGTAGACACTTCATTAATCAATCTTTGGTTTTCTAGCAATACTGCTGTGCAAGAACGGGTATAGCGGTCTCCGATATTGTCTAGTAAACCAGTTTGTGACCACTTACCTTCTAGGTCACGAGCTTCGTTTAAAAACTTTGAATTTGCATTCATATTTATTTAACCTTTCTTTATTAGTCGTTAAGTTTAGTTCCAGCTAGGACTTGCAACTTATGCAATTCTTCTGGATCAAAAGATTCGACTAAAGTATTATCGACATTCTTCTGCGGAGTAGGTTCAGCAACATTATGTTCTGAAATAATTTCTACGTCTTCAGTGTGGGAACGTCCTCGACCCTGCACATTCTTTGCATTTCCAGCCCTCGCTTTTCTTTCATTCGCAGTAGCTTCAGAAATAAGTTCAGCAGCATGGCGAACTTGTTCATCTAGCTTCTTGTTTTCAACATCTAGTCTGACGTTTCGTGCTTCTAAAATTCTCATTTTGCCTTTTAGATCAGCAGCAAGTGTGTTAGCTTCTTCAATTTTGCTACTTGAAGCAATTGCATAATCTTCGTCAGAGATATATCCTTGAACAGTTTCAACAACACGATCTAAAGCGATCTTGTGTTCAACCATACGTGGATCATTAAGAACATCTCTACGAGCTTGCTCGTATAGTTCTTGGCTTTTATACTCTAAATATGAGTTGACTTTTTCAACCATATATTCTTTCATTTTTGCTAATTTGTCTTCAGAAGCTTCGTAGACATCTAATTCGATGTTTTCGTTTTTGCCTCTTTCAGAAATCAACATTTGATAAGCTTCTTCGTAACCTTCGTCGATAGCTTTTTCGTATTCATTCTTTTGGATCTCTAAGCGGTTATAAAGATCTTGAATTACAGAATACGCTTCTTTGTATCCAGTAACGGCTGTATCTTCACTGTTCTTTAGCTCAGAATGAAGCTCAACATAAGCTTCTTCCAACTTTTCAGTGTACTCAGCTTCTAGAACTGTTTTAGCATTTTCTAGATATTCGCTGACTGCATTTTTGACTTCACCAATTTGGTCCTCTGGCAGTAAGCTGCTAAGTGCTTCAATGATTTTATCCATTAGTTAACCTCGCTTTGATGTTATTGGCTTCTTTTTGAACTATGCCACCCAAATACGCTAATAAGAGTTCTTTAGTGACTTTATTATCTATGCTTGAGTCTTCATTTTTAACTTCACTATCTTCATTTTTATGTGGAATAGTAGTCTCAAATGCGTTTTCTTTCTTATTAGAAACGCGATCTTGGAAGGCTTCAAAAGTTGAAGGATCGGCTACAGCATCGAAGGTTATCAAGCGATAACTTTCTCCAATAACTAGAACACCACTTTCATTAACTTTACCGTTTCCAACACCTCTGCTAGAGATTCCGATTCGCACACCATCATTAATTAAAGCTTTCAATATCTTTCCACATGGAGTGTTTAAGATATGTCCTTCTCCCATCAATGTATTTTTGTCCCACCAAAGTTTAGTAACTTTATGTGAAGCGTTTGCAAAATGTACTATAGAGTCAGTAGGGTGGTCTAATTCACCGCATAAACCACCGTTCTTGAGAGATTCATTTAATCTCTCAACGTTACTATTTAGTACCTCAAAAGGGTACGTTCTTTTATTCTTATTTACAGCGTTTGCTTCTTGGAATTTACCTTTAAACTTGACAGTCTTGCAGCCAGCGTTATCGCTGGCTTCGTGCAAGTCCATCTCATTTAAAATACATCCAACGCCACCTCCATAGATCAAACAATCTTGGTAGGTAGTTCCAGGCATTCCGCTGTGTTCTAACAACAGTTGCATAAATGCTCCTCTCAAATGATTATTGATCTATTACTAGGTCGTCTTCCTTACCCTTGTTCATCTTATAAGTTTGTGGTGTTTCAGCTTTAGGAACATAAGGATTCTGTAGATTAGGCCATGTGCTTTCATCTCCCCAGTGAGCTAATTGTCCACTGTCTGTATCGATATGTTTTTCACCAGAAATCTTATAATCGCCAAATGGCTTCAAGATATAAGGATTATTTAAAGATGGGTAAACACCGTCGTTAGACCAGTTGCCCCAGCTTCTATTTCTCATTTCATCGGCTAATCCACCTTTATAGCTATCTCCGTCAGATACTGGTGCTGAGTCGCCCCAATCGCCTGTGAAGTCGCTAGCTGGTGCATAACCTTGTTGTGCTTTCTTAGCCATATCTGGATGGTCACCACTTACAGTAACGTGTGGAGTGTTAGAAACATTCCAATCTTTACTGTCTAAGTTAGTTTCAACCAAACTCCATAGCCATTCAGCAGCAGATGTTGCAGCTTCCGAAGAAGGCTCGATCTCTTGTTGAATGATAGATAGCAATTCATTCAAGTGTGTTGCAGCTTCTGCTTGCAACATACCTTCTTGCTTGTCGCCTGCTAATACATGTACGTTGCGAATAGCTTCGTACAGATCAACAAATACTTGCATTTCCATCTGTGTATTTTCGTCTAGATATGGGAAATAATCGCTGACAACATTCTTGAAGAATGAGTATTTGTCTTCGACATTTTCTTGTAGACTTGCACCAGATAAAGTAAGGATTTTATTAACACGATCAACATAGTTGTCATGTAATGTACGCAAGATACCTTCTGCCATGAAATCACAAGTTTGATCATCATAATTAGTAGCATTAACTGCTTCTAATGAGTTCTTGATAATTTCAGATAGCTCAGTTTCAGTTAGATAAAGAGCTTGTGGCCATGCACTAGCAATGTTTTCTAATGTCTCAATAAGAGTATCATTATCAGACAAAGCATTTTGACGTTTTAGATCTGAAATTGCTTTCCAGAAGTTACTATCTTCGCCAAGTGTTTTAGCACCATTACGTTTGATGATAACGTCAGTGTTAAGAGTTTTCCAATCAAACTCTTTCAATTTAGATTCGTTACGTAGTTCCATGTTAGGAACTTTTAGTGTAACGACATTGCCTCTCTCATCATGAGAAGCAACAGATTCATTAACTACAGGACCATATTCTTTATAATCTAAGTAATTAAATACACCTTCGCATAGGTTAAACCATTCTTTAACCATTCTCTTTTCACCAGGAAGCTTAATAATAGCACGATGGCTAGCTTTAGTCTTCTTGGCACCTGGACCTATTTTCTTTTGGCTCTTAATACGACCTCTAACACGTTTGTTAGTATCGCTAGAGCTTTCTTTAGTTCCATGTGATCTTTCTTTGACTTTTTTATATTTTCCAGTACCATGTAATTTACCATCTGGTCCCATTTTTCTTTCTTCTCGTCTTCGGACGATAGTAGAGCCTTCATTGAAGGTTCTTCGGGTCAAAGGTAGATTTACATAACTTTCAAATAACTGGTCTGCTTTCTCTGTCTCGTCTACTAGAAGAGATTCGACCAAATCAGACAAAATTTCACGAGATTTTTGAATCTCGGTATCTTCGTCAATTACTAATTGTTCAATGTTTTCAAAGACAATGTGTCCGTTTTTCAATTGATAGTTTGCATGTACAAAGCTACCATCTACGGACTCATAAATTACATCCTCGACACCAAAGCAACGTAGCTCGGCGTTAGGTAGGCCCAATGACCTAGCCATAACGTTCTCGGCTTCAGTTAACTCGTGCTGTGCTGACGATAATGAATCTTTTTCTATTCTCTCGAAAACATCATACCCAATGAGTCGTCTTTTCATTGTTTAACTCCCATTTTAACTTAGGCTATAGAAACTTTGGTTTCCATTTTTATAGTTTGATGGCACCAACTTGTTTACGAATATGATTTGCTGCTGCTATACATAGGTATGCAGGACACTTCAAAAACAAAGAGGACAATCAATGAAAACATTCAATAACTACTGCAAATTAAGAGAGTCTAGTGCCACTAATATAGGTAAAGAAACTATAGGAAATTCATCTTTAAGCAATCAAGAGGAGACACAATTGAGTGCTCTTTATCAATTAATAGATTATGCTTGGCAAAATTATGAATCTCAAATCAAAAGTGCATTCCAATCTCTAAGACATGACCCAGAAATTTCAAATCTACTGGATCGAATAGAATCTGAAGGAATAGGCTCTTTAAGGCGAGCCACTAGAAAAACAGACAAAGAAAGCGGTTTTGAAGATACAGAAGAGATTGTACCTTCAAGTGCAGACACTAGCCCAGGATTAGATCAACAGGAGTAAATTATGTTAAAATGGCTTTCGTTTATTGGTAAATCTCTAGTAATTTTGGCCTTAATGATAGGTTCATATTGCTTGGGACATCTTGCAGTTAATTGTAATTGCCCGTTTATGCACGGTTGGTGTCCATACGAAGAATGTATGTGTAGAAAACATGAAGAAAAAAGTAATGTAGAAAATATATTGGAAGAGGTTCAAGCTATTAAAAAATCTATTAAAGAAGCTCTTGAAGAATAAAAAAAGCCCACGCTATGCGTGGGCTTTTTTCTTACATTATATCCTTAATGTTATCTTTCTTGACTAAAATCAATTTCTTCATGATCTATTTCTTTAGCATAACCCTGTATTTCTAGATCATATTGTTTAATTTCGTCGTTTGTAGGATCAGCCAACGGTACGCCTCCAGGTGAAACTCCACCTTCTGGTGCTGCACCTCCTCCTTCTTCTGGAGGTTGTCCTGACATATCGCCTTCTTGTCCTGACATATCGCCTTCTTGTCCTGGCATACCGCCTTCTGGTGGTGGTGCCCCTTCTGGTCCAAGCATTGGATTTGGGCCTCCTGCTTCGGCACCTAATTCGGTTTCGCCTTGGCCTGGCTGTCCTACACCTAACATTTCAGGGTTTTGTAGCAATATTTGAAGTTTAGCATCTTCTAATTTCTGGATTTTATTTCTAGAAATTATTTCATCTGCTTCATCATCTGTTAGTTGCATATATCTCGTGTACAAGTCCCAATCTGACATCAACAACGACCCTTTAAGACTTGTAATAGTACTAATTCTAGTCTGCATTACTTCTGCACGACTTAATTCTCTCCAATCAGATGGAGGTGTCATTGTAATTTTAATATCATCATACGATTCTTCTGGAAAACCTCTTAATTCTAAGTGTCTTTCGCATAATTCTATAATTCCATCGATCACATGTGACTGGATTCTTTCAATCATTCTAGCAAATTTAACATCTTGAGCAGACAATGTAATTCTTGTTGCTTGTGTATCTTCATTGCTAAAGTAATTTTTAGGGAAATTAAGAGCAGTATATAACTTATTACGGAAATACAAAGCATCGTCAATTTCACCTAAATTTTGTGCTCCAGGAAGCGTATCAATTCTAGTATTGGCGTTTGGTCTAATGGGTAGCCAATAATCTTCGTCTTGTGCGGGTGCGTGCCATCTTTCTTCAACTTGACCTGCACCACCTTGTCCTGATTTTCCTGTTGCTACTTTTTTCTTACGAAATTGGTCTTTAAGCCGTTCAATAAATGCTTCTGCTTTAAACGGTGGTAATTGTCCAACATCGATATAAAACACACGTCTTTCAGGTGCTCTGGTCAATCTATAGACAAGCATTGCATCTTCCATAAGACGAAGTTGATGTGCTGGTCCACGAGCAGGTTCAATTAAAGATTGTCCATAAGGATAGAAAGTTTCTCTATCATCACCAATTCTAAAGTGAATAATTTGGTGTGGATCAAATCTAATAGCAGTTGCTTGCATTAAGTCTGCTTCAGTAGCTTGTGTGACTTCGGCCCTTGTTAAAGACTGTAGATCTGGACCTTCTTTAGACTGTTGAAACTCTACTAATCGTCCTCTTGTAGTTTCTAATCTATACATTGAATCTGGTGGTAATTCTTGTATTTTTAGAATCCCATCTTTTGGACTGGCAGGATTAATTACATTCTCTACAAAGTAATCTCCAAAAATACATAATTTTTTAACAATGTTCCAAATCCTTCTATCAAGATTTAACATCTTGCGATGAAACATTACAAATTCGCATTCTTTTTTAACTTCTTCATTAGAACATTCGAGATGGAATATGTGATCATCTTCGCCTCTTTGACAGTTGTGCATAACAACTGAGTCCGTACAGAAGTTTTTATGTCCTTCTACAGAAAGGTCGTATACAGGTTGTTTAAGCCACTTAATTTTTCCTATAACACGACGACGATCTCTCTTCTTTCCAAGCCATTTTAATTCTTTTAATGTATAGCCAGCTTTTTTTATCCAATCTTCACACGTCTTCCATTGATGACCTGTAATTTCTTCTATCTGTTTAACAGTAGAGCCAGTTGCGATTAGACGACATATTTGGTTTACTTCTTTATCTCGCTTTTCAGTTTCACCTAGTTTCCATTCGTCTATGAACTGTCTTTCATTCTTCCATCCATCTGCGAATGTAAAAATACGAGGAAATAATTTTGTACCAATATCGTTTTTAGTTCGATTTGCATCAATTTTATAAAACGGCATTAGTTCATCATTTTGTTCTAGATCTTCTGCATTTACCCACTCGCCATCTTGTTTAAGGATTCTATGATCAGGTGTTACTACGAAATCGCTACCATCATCTAAAAGTATTTTAATAGTTTGAGCTTCTTCATGAACTCTTCTAGGATCATAAGCCCAACCCAATGTATAGTCGTTTTTGTCGAAATCCCAACAATAAACCAAGAAAGGTTCACCGTCATAATGTTCAGTCAGCCATTCAATGGTACGTTGTCCATGAAATAATGTAGCTATTCTTGTATGGCCACCGACACATGCTTCATCAGCAATAACGGTCATAGCCATTTCAATTTCTGCTACATTTCTAAGGCGTTCGTACTCTTTATATCTTGACTGGCGATTTGTTACAGTAGAAAGATCAATGAATTCGTTACTATCACGTAAACGTACTGATCCTCTACCACCTCCCCAATAGCTGCCATCTTGACGTATGTCAGGCACAGCATCGGGACTGCCGATACCTGCACCAGTTAGGTCAAGCTTATTAGCTGCCTTAGAGTAGGGGTCTTTTTCAAATGTATATGAAAATAATTTATACCAATCCCACCAGGGCATAGTAAATCTCCTTCTTCTAGTTGCTGTTACCTAAGCTATATCTAGGAGTTATAATGAAAAAAGTAGTATTCATTGTTACGCATTTATGTTCAGGCTCTTCTGATTTGATGAATGTATTAAATGAAAATCCAAGAATTGATATTAAAAAAACAGATACAGTTTATGATCATCCAGACACTTTAAACTCATTATTTAATTTAGGACATAAATTAGATAATACAGCAGCCGTATATGGAGATCAGCTTTTTTATAATATTTCACTCTCTTGTAAGCGTTTTTATGATTTTTCTAAGTTTGTCTATCTGATTAGAAGGCCCGATCCGACTATAGCTGAAATAGTAGCTAATCCTAATTTTTCATATTCTATAGAAAGTGCGAGTCGTTATTACTGCTTTAGATTAAGAAGAATTTGTGAAATGGCTAGAAAAACTCCAGGATCAGTATTTTTAACTTGGGAAGATTTAGTTTATCATAAAGGGCATGAAGTACTTGAAAAGTATTTTAAATTGAAAGACCCGTTAAACCCATGTAATCCCACTATTGAAAAGCCAAGAGTAGACATACCGATAGATATTTTAGAAAGATGTGAAGCTAGTTATGAGCGACATCTTTATTACACTAACCAATTAGATTTAAGGCGTGTGCAATGAGACTTGTAATGGATACCCCAAAGTTTGCGGTATACGATGATGTTTTACCAGAAGAAGAATTTAAAAAATTGTGGTTATATGTTCAAAATGATATGTACGCTTACCCACATACACAACAATGGATGAAAGTATGGCGTTTAAATGATGGTACGCCTGTGGGAAGTAGAGATTATAAATACACAGAACGTCCTTTCAATAACCCAATAGATATAATCTCTGATGCAGTTGAAAAGGTTGTACCAAATCATGATTTTGTAAAACCTTGGGATGAATTACATATTCGTTCTTATCTTTATCCTAGAAATACAAAATTGTCATGGCATAATGATAGTGGATATGAAGGTGCTTTTATTTTCTATACCCACCCTAGATGGGCATCTACTTGGGGTGGAGAATTGATGATACATGAAGTTCCTGAAGAATTACCCAAATGGCATCATGGAGATGAAACAACAAAACCACATTTAGATCATCGTTGGGAAGATGCGGTTTTAGAAGCATATGGTATGGGAAATTATATTACTGCTAAACCTAACAGGTTAGTTATTACTGGAAAAAATGTCTGGCATGCTGTAAATCGAGTAGATGCCGATGCAGGCGATAACTCTCGATGTAGTGTTGTTGGGTTTTATAAAAAATATCCAGAAGAAATACAAGAACTAGAAGATCTACATGAAGAAGTAAGAGAAGTAGATAAAAAGTATCTTCCAGTTAAAAATATAGAGATAGAAACAGTAGACCCAATTCAAGCTATGAAGGCAATCAATACAATTAAACTTTAATGGAATATATCACTAGCATTGACAACACGCCTTATATGCGATGGCAAGCAGCTTTGTTGCTTGAAAGTTTTCGTATGAGAGGCATGGAAGACAAATTGCTCATAACATGTGCAGAACATCATTTGGCAAAACCAGTAGAAGGTAGAGTTTTGTATCATGACAATGTTGGACAGAATTATGCGTGCTTAAATAGAGCAAAAGGTATTCTAGAAGCTGTTAAAAGAAAAGAAATTAAACAACCGTTTGTTTCTATTGATCCTGATACTTTTATGATACGTCCTATAGATCCTATAGAGACACAAGTTGCTGGCAATGATTTATTTTACGCAAGTTATGACAACATTAAAGACAATGATGGATATGATGTTGAAGAGATGTTTGGCATCTCAAAAGAGAAATGGCCTGGATTAGGAACTGTTTACCATTTTAATGATGTTCCAGAAACATTATTTCAATCCATTTATGATTGGACTGAAAAATTATCAATAGATTTAAAAGGCAAGATAGGACAAAAAAGTTATTGGCAAATTGATATAACTGCTTACAATGTAGCTTTTGTCAAAAATGGAATTGAATGCACATCTTATCTTTATGAATCACCTCTTGACCCTCTTCTAAAACCATCAGTAGATGATGTTAATTTTGTACATTATTGCAACGGCGTTTTGCCAGGTTTCAACAAACGTCATCACAATGCTGCTAATTGGTTTTCAATGAACGAAGCATTGCCTTTTGAAACAATTTTAAAAATATCTAAAAAAGGCAAAAGAATCAAAGCTTTTAAAAAAGTTGTAAGGTGCTTTTTAAATCGTAAACCTGATTTAACAAATTTTTTAATCGAATAAAGTATTTGTGTCTGTTAGAGGATCATTTTTATGTTTAAGTTCATTTAGTTTATCTTTTTCATTATCAATCATAGAATCAAGATGATTGATCAAACCATGCTTCAACGTTTCCGTCATAGGATTAAGCATAGATCCAGTTTTTAAATCTAGCTTCCATTTATCAGCAGGTGTCATTTGATCGTTTACTAATCTCTTAGCCTTTTTATTTTCAGTATAAACGACTTCTTCTATGGCCCTAACAATATGATTGCGTGCCGTGCTGAAAGCGTTGCTCGGAGGCAACGCTTTCAGTGCTTGTTCTAATAAGCTTAATGATTTTTCAGTTTTTTTCATTACCAGCCAAATTCCTTGAGTAGTTTGTCATATTTTCTTTTTACATCAAAGTCAACAGGCGGAAGATAGTCTTCGTCTGATAAACTAAATGGATCGTCTTTATCTTCAATACTATTTGCAATCCAGTCTTCTGGAGAACCAGATCTAATCTCATTTCTTATTTCCTCATAAGCTTGAGATTTGAAAACTTTCATCATTTCTTCAGGCACATTAGCACCAATTGGTATTCCTCGTAGTCTAGTGTCTCTAATAAAGAGAGCAAAACATAGAGCAAAAATAGCATCATCATGTTTTCCAGACTCTGCTTCTGGTTTTTTCTTTTGTGCATTAAATCTAAATGTCTTTAGTTCATGGACCAATCTTCTGCTGTTTATCCTTAAAGTTCCAGTCAATAGTCTATGCTGTAATCCTTCTAAAAACACCATACGGTTTTGAGGTCCAGTTTTTATTCCTGGTCTTCCCGCACGTATATTCTTTTCCTCATAATAAAGGTTTTCGTATGCTAAGTCATGTTGTAGCGAGTTTAATACCGCACCACCAACAGAAGCATTCTCTACCACTATTAGAGCAGTATTGTAATAAATTCCTACTTGACTAACAATTTGAGACAAACTATGAGGCGGTACAGAGTTACTATAGAACTCTCCAACTTGTTCTAAAGTTCCTGAATCTAGTATTTGAAAACAACTATTATCGCCTCCATTACCAATACCTTCTGCAACATCTACGCCTATTATATATTCGTGTTCATCAATAGGCTCTTTCCAGATCCATAAAGCTCCACCACCCCAGTCGAATTTAACACGTTCATTATTTTGGTTAATCCATTTAGGGAAGGCAGATCTTACAGGATTGCTATCTCTAGTTGTCCTGTTTAATTCTCCAACAATGTGACCAGCAATGAATGTTTCGCCTGATCCCAAGAATGATCTTTCAATTTCTTGTTGCCAAGCTTTCTCGCCAATGTTTGCTCTAGTAAGTTTCGCCCATTCAGGATTTGCATATTGTGGATGTTCCCAATAATCTAGATCGATGACATTAAAGAAGTTATCACCTGCTTCAGCTTCATGATAGATTTCTTCATACCAATTACCTAGACCATTAACTGTTGATACAACATTTACATCTCCACCTGTAGCAATAACAGGATACATAGCTTTCCATTCATCGTACATTTGTGGAATAAATGCAGCTTCATCAATGATAATTAAAGATGCAGATTTACCACGAGCAGCTTTAGGCGTGTAGAAACATATTTTAGATTGTGTAGTATGGAAAACTTTTTCGTGTTTACTCAAGGAAGAATTATCTGCCATGTAAATCCATTCTGGCATGTTATCAATTGCTCTTTGTGCAATCTCACCAGCAGCTACACCTTCACGATCTGTTTTAGACAAAACATAGATTTGTTGATCCATGCTAAACAAAGTTCTCCACAGCCCCCACAAGACAGAAACTGTTGTTAATCCACCCTGACGAAATTTGCTAATAATGTTAAATTTATTTTTATTAAAATCATCAATAGTTTTATGTTGATAATTATAAAGAATAAATGGAATTGTACCGTGTACAGGATGCAAAATCTTAACATACCTATGACAAAAATATGCAAAATTACCAGCACATTTTTTAATCTCAGCTATCTGTTGCTCAGGTGTAAATTTTTCTAAATCATGCTTTGTCTCGCCAATAGGTATAGACATTTCCTCTTCGGCAAAAGTATAAAATTTATAATAAATATCCTTCCATTCTTGAGTGTTTAATAAATCAGCCACATATTCATGTCTGTAATAAAAATTTTCAAATGGTTCTTTAGGATAAGGATGTATTATCTCTACCTCTAGCTCTTCTTTTTTTTCGTTCATAAAAATTCCTTTCTAAATTGCTAAAGGTATATATTTAATAACAATATCATTTCTGGAGGAAAGTTATGGAAGGACACGATAAAAACACCGATGAAGACAAAGAATTAGTAGAAGGATACATGGAAGAAGGGCAGGTAGTCGAAGGACAATTCGTAGATCCTGCTGTTACTATTCCTATAGCTATTTTTATATTTAAAGAAGCGTGTAAAGCAATTGTAGGATTTTTTACTGTTAAATTTATTAAAAATTGGTGGGAAAAAAGAGAGAACAGTGTTGACTCAGAGGTAAAGGATTAGTTATTTCTATATTGTTAGGAAAAACTATGAATAAACCTTTATTAACTTTGCTTGTAATTTTAAGTATAACCTTCGCTGCACTCATGTTTTATAGAGTAAACTCATTAACTGTAGTGCAGCAACCACCACCTATAACACCAACAAAACCACCTCCTGTGGTAGTCCCTCCAGTTCCAGAAGTCCCTGTATACACATACGATGATGGAGTAAATTCTATAACTCATGAAGAATTAAAGAAAAATCTATATTATCTCGCATCTGATGAACTAGAAGGAAGAATGAGTGGCAAAAAAGGGAATGTTGTCGCTGCTGAATGGATTAAAAAAGAATTTGAAAAATATGGCCTTAAAACCATGTACCATAAATTTAAAATTAAAAGATTAAATTCTGGTCCAAAAAACGAACAAGGCGATGATTTTACACAAAATATATATGGTTGGATCGAAGGCAATGATCCTGTTTTAAAGAATGAGATTGTTGTTATTGGTGCTCATATGGACCATATCGGCTGGGGGCCATCAATGAGCAGATCTAGAAATAGACGCGAAATACACAATGGAGCAGACGATAATGCTTCTGGTACTGTGTCTATTCTAGAAGTTGCTCAAGCTTTTGGAATGTTGAAAGGCAAAGTTAAAAGAACAATTGTCATTCAAGCTTATTCCGCAGAAGAAATGGGATTAATTGGCAGTCGATTTTACTGTAGTAATCCTGTTTTTCCAATTGGAAATCCTGATATTAAAAAACACGTCGCTATGATCAATTTAGATATGGTAGGCTACTTGGGAAAAGGCGTGTATTTTGCGGGTTTCCACTCTGGTGAAAGTTCGATTGATATTACAAAGTATATTAATCAGTTAAATAATAATTACACTTTTGCTAGAAGAATCACCAGTAGGGGAAGTGGAGGAAGCGATCATGCTTGTTTTTACAATAAACGAGTTCCAGTCGCCTTCCTTCATACTGGTGGTCATTCCTATTATCACACGCCAGATGATACACCTGATAAAATTAATTATGATGGTCTAGAAAAGATCTCTAAATATTGTTTTGAACTAGCTTGGAAAATTGCACAAACTGATGCACCCCCTAGATTTAATGATGCTAGTTTTAAAGAACTGCCATATACGCATGATCACGGCAACCCCGAAATACCGTTTCACTCTCACAAAGAAGAAGAACATTTACATTCTCATGAAGAATAAATAATAAATGAAAGATATTTACAACTTAATACCACCAGACGATCTTCACTGGGTTGAAGATCGTTTTACCCCATTTTCAGATGATGAATATAAAAAGATTATAGATGCTTGTCATGCAAGCAATTATCATGAATTAAATGAAATTATGAAAATGGTTAGATGGTGCGAACAAATTAGATGCGGATCGCTCTTTATCAATGGTCTAATGTCTGGTAGATTAAAGTTCGATTTTAACGAAAATGAAGAACCTAGTTTTAGTGTAAAGGAAATGTTATGACACTTGAAGATTTAATTAATCTTTTAAATGAAGATTTAAGCAAAGAATATGCACATTGGAGTTTTTATATTCAAGCAGCAACTAGAGTTACTGGCTTGAATAGAGAAGAACTTAGTGAATTTTTGCTAAAAGAAGCTGCTGGAGAAATGAAACACATTGAAGAGTTTAAAAGATTAATTATAGGTCTAGGTGGCAATCCTACTACTCATGTTGGTCCTTATAATTCAGACGCATGTACGCCATCTATCATTTTAGCAGAAGCTCTTAAAATGGAAGATGAAGTAGTTGAAAGATATGTTTATCGAATTGATGACGCAATAGAACTACAAGGAAATGGTGGTAAAGACAAAGTTAACGGAAAATACATTGAGCTTTTCTTAGAAGAACAAATTTTAGATTCTCGTGCTGATGCTGACCATATTAGAGAAATGCTAAAGTAGGCTTTACATTATTCTAATATTTGTTATACTTTTAGAACTTAAACCCTACTTCTAGAAGGAGTTAAAATTATGAGTAGAGAATTAAAATATGAGTTGGTAAGGAATCAGCCTGTAGCTCGCTTTTATTACAAAGGCGATCACACAAAACCTGTTCGTAGGACAGTTGTTTTGGTTAAGGATGGAGTTAAATCTGATACAATAACAGGTTATGAAATTCGAGTTGGATCTAACACACGCCCACTACATAAGGCACCTGTTAAGTCCTTTTCACGAAGTAAAATTGCTGTTATTAGTCAATGTGGCATGAGATTACGCAATAGAACTCCTAAAAAATTGCATTCAAAATCAACTTTTGAGCGTAAAGGACTTGTAGATTTAGTGCTAAATGGCGAATAATCTATAGGTTTTATTGTAAAAGCCACTTTGTCGCACAGCGACAAAGTGGCTTTTTTTATTCCTTCATTTAAAAAATAAGAGGTTACTAGATTAAATACAGAGTAAAACAAATCCAACGTGAGGAAGATACATGACTTGGTTTCAAAATCCATTCAGCAGTGACTACAAAGGTATTTGGGTACTAGCTGATCGTAGACATACACCGTATTTCAATTGTCCCAGGAATGAAGGTAGAGGTGATGATTACGTAGTAGTCTGGAATGAACCTTCTACTACTTACGACCTATCTGGTACTGATGCAGATAGCAATAATACGGATACTTTAAATATAGCAATTGCCCCTGGCACTAATGACTATAAAAATTGGACTGTAATTAGTTTAGACATTTCTGGTTCAACCCCTTCAGCCACAAATCCTATTGAAATTGTTTCTGCAATTAATGCAGATAGTACATTTTCTACTTACTTTACTGCAAAACTAGAAGAATTTGATAGTGGGGCAGAGCGAATTACTATTCGTCAAAAGAAATCTGTAACTCAATTTAGATTTTATGTCATTAATGGACAGGCAGAAGAGGTATTAAACTTTAATTCTAAAGCAGGAGTAGCAGAATTACCTACTTATTTTCATCGTCATATTGTCTGGTTAGGTCTAGATTATGATGAACAATTAAGCTTTACAGATGGCGTAAATGAACTTGTTGAATTAGATCCAGATGCTTCTGGTGGTGCTTCTGTCGTAGATGACAATATTATTGATAATGCTGTTAATAAAAGATGTAAGAGTTTAGTGTATGATTCCTCAGTCACACAAGAGGACTGGGACTTATTAGATGGACAATCTGGACTATTCCAGTTTGTAAAAGGACCAAGTGCTGGCCCTGTTTCCACTACAGAAACTCAAATTATCTTTAATGCTGGAGCATCAGTAGGGGATTTGGCAAAAGAAATTGTTACACAACTTGACGCTAGTAGCGTTATTGTAGCCGTATTTTCAAAGCCTTATACTTTAACGTCTAGTGATTTAATAACACCTCCTTAATTTTTAAGGGATATACTATATTACCAATGATGTTTTTTATCATTGAAAACATAAATACAATAAAAACTTTTCTTATGGAGTAAATTATGTCAGAATCAAAAAAAGAAGCTGTTTGGACCGATGATGGTAGAATGGCAGAAAAAGTTACTAAAATTGTGTCTGAAGATGACAGTGGTAACAAAATTGAAGTAGAAGAATTATATGTAGAAGCAAAACGCGATAAGCATTTAGCTAAAAGAATCATAAAAAGAACTAAACCAGTCGTTTATGAAATTGAAGAAGAAATAGTAGATGAAGAATCAGGCTTAGTAGTTGACAAAAAAGTTAGCTCAACTGATCCTGAAAGTAAGATGGAGTTACGTCGTCATCTTGTTTCTGAAACCAATATCGTACCTGATAAAGCATCAGATTATGTTACTAAACAAGAATTAGTAGCAGCAATTAAAGAAGCTGTTGGTGCAGTCAACAATGACGATTGGGGTGTTGATGCTATGTCTTCTTGCCCACATCATGAACATGTTGGCATGCAGAGCGTAATGGAAGATAAAATTGCATCAAAAGGCTCAATGGGTGTTATGACTGTCGCATTAGGCGGAGTGTGTGTAGCATTGGTTGCAGCAATTGGCTACGTACTGTTTTTAGTTTAAGAATATATCCATACTCCATTGGATTAAGAAAAACCTGTACGCTCGGAGAGCGTACAGGTTTTTATATGCCCCATCTTAATCTTAATTTTTCCAGCCAATTTTTCTTTTGTCTTTCAGCCTCTTTAGACATTTCTTTCTTTTCTTCTTTGGCTGTTGATTTACTTTTTGCTTGTGCAGCTTTATAAAGACTGTTAACCCAATTTTCCCATTCATCTAAAGGTGCATATCCTTTTAATTCTGAGCTAACTTCATTATACACCTGAAAGCCTTTATAATGCACTGTAAGTTCTTTTACATGATCAATGTATTTTATTTCAAGGTGCATACCGCGATTGAGTCCATTAAATATCCATCCGATATTATATGATCCAAACTCAGTAGGCTCTGGTTTATTTGCCCAAAGATCATCTTCATCAGATGTATTTGGTTCATTGACATTATCGACGTGCATTGTAGGAATGTTAGTTAATAGTTCATTTGGATTTTTAGCTTCATGTAAATCAAATTCTTCATCCCAATCTTCTCCGAAAGCTGTAGAGTCATATAATCCACCACCTGAATTAGAAATAATTGGTTCACCAAGATTGGTCAGAATAACTCCTAGTTTTCCTTGTTTGCCCATGAGTTTTTTCTTCATGGCTTCAACGGTACGTTGTTCTATAATTCTTTCTTCTGCATCACCCATTATCATTTTCCTTATTTAGCCAACTCGTACAAACAGGACATCTTATACATTTATAATTAATCATACTTTTACAATATTTACATTCTATTGTATTAACACAACTGATCTTTTCTGGTTTAGGCGGATCAAATATAGCTTTAGATCTTCTGAATATTATAAATAAAAATACAGATATAATAATAAAGTCTACAAATGATCCTGCAAACTTTCCTGTCTCAAATATAAGTCCTTCTGTCAATTGATATGTATGTTCTCTCCAATCATCACCAGTAAATTCCACTGTATAATTTATTATAGGCATTATGATATTTTGAGATAATGCAGTAATTACATTTTTAAAGGCAGCCCCTAGCATAAATGCTACTGCTATTTGAATCATTTGCCCTTTAAAAGCGAACTTTTTCCAAGATTCAAATCTTTCTTCGCCTATAATCCCTTCAATTTCTTTTTCTAATTCGGTTTTAGTACGAAGTATTTCTTCATTTACTATTCTTTTCTTATTGTTAACCATACTATAACTAGAGTATATCTTTTTCTAAGTAAGGAGTAACTAATGTTAAATTTAATAAAATTATTTAAACAAGCTTTTGGATTTTCTGAATCTAGTGATATTATTAGCGATCCGCAAGTTATAGAGGCTATGAGTACGTTAGTGCCTTATTTGCTTAATGATCCGACAACACCTGAATTAGTGATTGATATAGAATTGCCAGATCACCCTAAAAAACTTGATTTTGGAGTTAAAGGGTATAATCGTGGCATTATCAAAAAGATTGGAAGTCCTCAACATCAAGCTGCAAATTGTTATATCACAGTAGCAAATTGTATTCACTACATGCAATCTATTATTTCTCAATCTCAGCAACCTGTTCAAAGATGGGCAGCCGTTAAGAAACTAAGTGTAGTTCCTCGTAATGGGAAAATGTTAAATGCTTATTACGACAGAAAAGGTTTAAAATTCTTTTGGGCCAACAATCCTAAAACTAAAGGTATAATTTATACAGCAGATTCTGCCGACATTGTTGCACATGAATTAGGACATGCAATTTTAGATGCTATGCGTCCTGATTTTTGGAGTGTACAAGCATTAGAGATTTGGTCATTCCATGAAGCTTTTGCCGATGTGACCGCAATGCTTTCATTAATGCAGTATGATGAAGTTATACTGAAAGCATTATCTGAAACAGATGGCGATCTATCTAAGCCTAATGTCATTTCTAAATTAGGTGAAGAGATGGGAGATGTAATTAGTCATATGACAAGAGGACAACATAAAGCTGGATCTTTAAGAGATGCAAGTCGTAACTTCAAATATGTTGATCCATCTAAGTTGCCTAAACAAGCTCCTCCAACTAAGCTGGCAGCCGAATGCCATAGTTTTGGGCGAATCTTTTTAGGTGCATGGTATGATATATTCGTTGGCATTTACGAAGATAAAGTTAAAAAAGGCGTTAATCCTCTAAAGGCTGTTAAAAGTGCTAGAGATATAGCAGGCAGTTATTTCATAAAAGCTGTTCCTAAAACACCTAGAGTTGTTAAATATTATAATGCAGCAGCAAAATTAATGTTGACAATGGATCGTTTAAAAGGATCACCTTACCAAGCTTTAATGAAAGGCGTTTTCAAAAGAAGAAATATTTTAATTCCAAAAGTTAAAATGCTTTCATCAACAACTTGGGAAGATTTGCGTCCGAATATAGAAAAGAATGACATTCTATTCAAAAAGAAAAATATGATGGGCGTTTGCTTATCGCGTCCACATGAAATAAAATTAGAAGATAGCAAAGAAGATATAGGCAGTCTTTCATTTGGTAAATATGATTTATCTAAATTGAGTTTAGAAGTACCTATGGACTCTTATTATGAGTTCAATGAAGATGGAGTATTGGTTGAAGAAATAACTTCAGACATTGAAGAAGTACATTCAATGGCTCACCTATGTGCTACATCTATTGCTCAAGATGGAGATATAGGAGACACCACTGAAACTATGTGGGAAGTAGTAGAAGATAAATTAATAAGAACTATTATTGAATAATTATTTTTTGACTGGTTTACCGTTAGGACCAAAATCTATTGTTGATAATTCTTCATCAACTTTGTCATAGAAAAGTTCTGCATATGGTTTATCGCCCATAAAATTAATTCTTACACTTAGTCTAGAAATGTCTTTTTCGACCTCTCTGACTTTAATTTTAAACTTATTATTTTCTCCTGCAATCAAATAATATCCGTCATCATCTTTGCCTTCGTCTTCTATGATGGGGATATTCATTTCTTTTAAAGATCTTTTTACAGTACGATAAATTGTGTCTGTATCATGCCTATAACACTTGTGTGCTTCGCCATTTTTCCATACTAAAAAGAAATTAATTACTGGTCCAATAATCAATTCTGGACCACATCCTACAGTAATAATGTTAAAAAGCATTATAAAAGCTAAAAAAATTGTTGGTTTTTTCATAAGTACCTCCTTTAATATGTATAATCTATAACTGAAAAGGAAATGTTTATGTCTAAAAATTATGACGACGATCTAGACGACGATTCAGATTTTTCTGGTGACAATAAGTTTTATGATAAAGACGATGATGATTATCTTGAAGATTATGAATGGTATTTGGAATTAGAAGAAGAAGATGAATTAGAAGAAGATGAAGAAGAAGAATATGAAGATGAAGAATTAGATGATGATTGGTCTGAATGGGAAGAAAAAGATAAAAAAGAAGAAGTTGATGACGATGAATAATTCTTTCGTCTGGGTAAAGGAATGTAATTTTCTGGATATTTGCTTTCTGGATTAAGCATATCACGAATAGGAATCATTCGTGGCAACTTACCTAATTTCATTGGTATAACATCATTATCTGCATAAATTACTAAAACCCATGATTTCCACATATTATGAAAACGTGCAATTGTTGTAGTTTGTATTTTTAAACTTCTATCGCTATTATCAACCCATTTGACTGTATCAGTGTTTTCATCATAGTGAACCAATACCATTGCATGCCCTGGAACTCCAAACAAACAACCTCTGCCTTCTGCCATCGCTGTTTTAATTAAATTAAGTCCTTTTTTTCTATCTCCATAAGATTGTTTAAATTTAACACCTAACGCACTTAATTTTCTTGCTGCATCACTTGGTCCAGAATACCCTTTGCAATTTGATCTACTGGTAATTGGAGGATTTGTTAATTTTGGCTCTTCGGCCCATCTTCCAATCATTTCAATACTAGAAAAGACACATTGTATTCCTGTGTGGTTTTTTACGCGATTTTCTAGAGGAATTGGACATTGTATGTCAATTGCTTCTTTTTCGCCAACTTCTGATGTATATGGTGCTACAAAATTGGTTCTATAAGAAACTTCTTTTGGACTGGCTGGCAGATTTGTATAATATGTTTCTTGAACTTTTGGAGATGTTAATAATTGCATTCCAAAAAACCCTATAAACAATGAAATGATTATTACAATAAGTCCTTTTAGTTTGCTCATTTCTGCCTTTTCATTTTCTTTTTAGACTTCTTTTTAGACTTTTTTATAAATCTTGGTGAAGTAGGAGGAAGTTCATCTGATCCTGGCATGTGATAATCTCCAAAAGCATTTGTGCCACCTACTTTAGTAGGATCTTGCTTGGGTGGCTCCATACCACCACCTGGACCACCACCGCCCATTCCTACTTCCATTAGCCATTGTCGAAAAGTTACTACCATAATACTCTATATACTATTATGGAACCTAAATCTAATTGGCATGGAATTATGAAGGTGTTTGAAATTCAGCACCTTTCAAAAGAAAACGAAGTATTGTGGGAAGAAAAGCAACTTTTCAACATCTTGCATACAGAAGGCGAACAGTTTATCTTAACTGCTTTGTTTGTAGATAACACGGTTATACCTACAGCATATTATTTAGGACTTGATAATCGTCCAACTTTAGGTGTAAGTGACACAATGTCTAGCGTTATTACTACAGAGCCAGTTGGCAATGGATATGTTAGACAGCCTGTTTTAGCACAGGGAGAATTCGTACTAGGTACTGCAACTAATGGATTTTCGCAAGTTCAAACGCCTATATTAACATTTCAAGCATCTGGTGGATCTTGGGGTCCAATTATTAACCTATTCATGACAGATCAATCAGATTCTTCTGGATCTTTGATTTCTTCTATTAGGCTTTCTACAGAAATTTCTCTAAATGATGGAGAAAAAGTTACTGTTAGAATGGGATTTGGAATGCGAGACTGTACTCTTTAAAGCAAAGATTCATTAAGAAATTCGTTGGATTTAATGCTTATAGAATGAACTACGTTTAATACACCTACTTTTCTTTTTATTTTATTTGCTTCTTCAAAATAAAGAGATTTGCCTCCATTGTCCTTATAATCTTTTAAATTTTTAATTGATGGAGTTTTAGGATTTACTTCATTCCATATATCTTTTTCAATAACACTTAAATTTTCCCATTCATCAGGCATTTCTATCTCTTCGCATTTGGGTAAAAATATTTTATAACCTTGTATTTCTTTGGTGTACTTTATATTTTTGGGTTCTTCTTCAGAATCTTTATTCACCAAAAGGTATTTGCAAAACACTTCTGTTGCAGGTTCACTTGTTTTTCCAGTACTTTGTGAAACCCATACAGGAAGACTAGAACCATAGGCTTCTATAGTCTCACCTTCTGCTACTTTATATCTTTCTTCTCTAGAAAGAAAAATACTATGGGAGACAATTAAGCTCCATTTTTTGTTTACAGATTTACCTTTTTGCATAACTACCTACTTACATGAAAAAATATAAAATAACTTCTTTTTTACTTCTAGCTTTCTTTGGAAGTATCATAGTTTGTCATCTATTTTTTAGCAAGGCAAAAAGCGATCCTATTATAGGTTGGAATAGAGGATCTATTAGAATGCCTATAGTCTTGGATACCGATCCAAAGACAGCTTCTTTTAAGTCTATAGAACCTAGAGAACAGCGAGGAATTGAATTTAGGCGTTATTTGGCCGCTAGCGTGCGTATAAACGCCGGTGGATCATTTGGGTCTGGAACTATCGTTTATTACGACAAGCTCTCAGGATGGGCTTATGTGGCCTCCTGTGGCCATTTATGGAGTGGTACTAGATCTGCCGAAGATTTAAAGAATAATCCTAAAAGGTCTAAGATTACAGTTTGGTATCATAATAATAAAAAGCTTTCAAAACCTTTGGATTACAATGCAGAAGTCTTATTTTGGAGTAACTCTCGTGGATATGATTCTAGCTTATTAAGATTTCGCCCAAATTGGGTTCCAGAATATTTTCCTATAGCACTTGTTGATTATAAAATTGAAAATGGAAAACACTACCACTCTTTGGGATGTGATGGTGCTCGTGAAGTCGCTCACTATGATGTTAAAGTTAATGGAATAAGAGGTTCTGACTTAATCACAATCTATAACAGTCCTAGACCAGGAAGGTCTGGAGGTGGCTTATTATCAAATGATGGATATTACATTGCTACATGTTGGGGAACAAGTGCTTATGATGGAAGTGGAACAGGATATTTTACTCCACTTTCTAGCATCCATAAAATTTATTCTAAAAATGGTTATAGTTGGTTATTAAAAATTCCAGGCGGAATGCTAGCACGTAAAGTCCCTGTACGAGATTGGCAATTTCCCAATCAAAAATACAATAAAGATTTTATCCCAATTCCAGGCACAGGTATTCTAGAGGTTCCTAACGTAAACTAGCTGGCAATTCTGGTTTGTAATTTTTATTTCTAAGGAAAGGACAAATAGATCTGTAGTCACAGCGATTACAATGTTGGCCCACTGTACCCCAAGCATCTTCTGGTTTTGTTTCTACAATTCTGTCATAAGTTTTTAACAATTCTTCTTCAGCAGCTAATAAAGATTTATTAGAAAATTGTGCTGATGATAGTTTACCACCTTCTAGGTAATATAATGCTGCTTTAATTTTAGATGCACAAACATCATATTCTTTTTGGACAATTCTAGAGTATACTCTAAGCTGCAAATCACTTACTAATTCATTGCTTTCTTTTTGATAGCGACCTTTTTTTGTTGTTTTATAATCAATGATGTAATAAAATCCATCTTTGATTAAAAGACGATCAATAAATCCTGTAACCAATTTTTCATTTGGAGGATCTAGATCAAAATTAAAGTTCCATTCTAGATCACCACTAAACCCTATTTTTTCTGTAAGATCATAAATGGATTTTAGAACTCCAGGAAATCTTTTATTATACTCTTTTGGTATTTTTTTTGGAGCATAAGCAATATTGCCATCATGTTCTTCCAAAGCAATTTTACCAGCTAATACATCTTTTGTTATTTCTTGAATTGGAGTTTCGCCTTGTCCACGAATATACTCTTCTGCAACTTTATGAACAATTTTTCCGAATACAAAGTAAAACGGCTCTTCTTCTGGCGAATCTAGTTTTAGATGATAGCGATACTTATAAAGTTGAGTACATTGGTCCCAAACTTGTTTTCTACTTACTGAAATCCTATTAATATCCACAAACAACTCCTTGTCTTGACAGATTGTAAGTTATAGTCTAACATCTAGTCTAGAAATTATCTAGGTCAAAATATGAGTATAAGTTACGACAAATTTTTAGATTGGGTAGAAACTCGCTTCTCGCTAGAAGATATAAAACATGGCAAGAATGGCGAGGTGCGTTTAAATTCAATCTTCCATCCAGAAAAAAGCGATACGAAACATCGCCTATGGTGTTCGCCTAGCGGCGGCAAACACCATAGGCTCCAAGGCGTTTTTCATTGCTTTGATACAGACGAAAAAGGTAGCCTTATAAGTTTGGTAATGCTTGTTGATAGTTGCGCCTATCAACAAGCATTGGATACTCTAGATACAACCGATACTTCGCTAAGAGTTTTAGAGCGAAAAGTCAATGATATGTTTAACGACGATAAAATCATTGAAGCAATAGTAGATCCAATTGAAAATAATGATGATATTATAAAATTGCCAGATCATGTGTATCCATTTGACGAATTAAGCGATACTAACTATCACCGTATTCAAGCAGAAGTTTATTTGTTTGGCAGAAGATTAAAAACACAGCATTTGATGGTCGGTACAGCAGGTGAATTTAAAAACAGAATTGTTATTCCATATTATGATCGCAATGGAAAACTAATTTATTTTAATAGTCGCTATATCGGCACTTCTAAAAAAGCCCTTAGATATATGGGTCCACATAAAGATGTTGGTGTTGGTAAAGAAGATGTTCTATATGTTCCTAAATGGCCTGCTAAAGGAAGTAAGATTTATCTAACTGAGGGAGAGTTTGATGCTTTAAGTCTGACAATGGCTGGATTTCCTTCTGGAGCCTTTGGTAGTAAAAACTTGTCAGAAAGACATGTGGAGTTTTTAGTTGGTTATCATCCTGTAATATGTGTTGATACAGATAAGACTGGAAAAATAGTATTACCTAAAATAGGTGATAAGATGATAGCTCTTGGAATCAATAAAATCTCATTTGTAAGACCTCCAATTGGATTCAAAGATTGGAATAAAATGCTTGAACAATTAGGGCATAATGTCATGAGAGCTTATGTTGAAAATAAAGAAAAACAATTCAATATGGATTACATGGGTTGGGGAAAAATTGAATTGGGAATGCAAGACCTATGAAATATATACGCTTTGTTGTCGGCTTAGAAGGCGAAAATACACTTGAACAAACAGGTGTATTTATTGAATCCAGATTGCTTCTAGAAAGTGGAGTGCTTTCAGATCACGAAACTAAATTATTAAAAACCATGTGGTGGTGGTTTAATGAAAATATGCCATGCCCACCTTTTGAAGAAAATGATTGGAACGATGGGGTTTCTTGGTTTAGAACCGATTGCGATAATAACTTTATTAGTAAATTATGGGCTATTATAAACTTGCTTAAAGAACATAATGTTCCAGTTAGAATTCTTAAATCAAATAATCCTGGCAAAATTTTATATAAGGATTATTGTCAGGTTGTAGCATCCGAATGGTAGCCGCAAGAATCATCAATGAGATTTAAGCAACCATTCTTTAAAAGACTTTCCGACTTTATGTGGCAGTTTGCCTTTTGTTTTCTTAGACCATGCTTTGCAATCTACTTTGCCATTAAATCCATCGCTTGCGTAACAGGCTTTTTGTTGTTGTTTGCTTTTAAAAGGCATTATTACATTCCCTGATCGTTCTTCCGCAAAGTATTTTGCCAATCATAATATTTTATTTTTTGTTTTAAGGCATGTAAAAATACTTCCATATCATCATTAGTCCAATCTGGATACAATTCTGCAACATCAGGATTGGTTTGTAAATCTTTTAATACTAAAGGTATGTTTTGAATTGGTATATTTTTTACACGTTTCATAACTTCATCATTTGTAGTAGATCTTGTAAGCTTATGCCCTATTTTTTTAAGCATATCCAATATTTCAGAATATAATTCTTTAGATTCCGCCCATTCACTAAATTTCTTCATATTTTAATTTCCTCTACTCTAATACGTTATGTATTCAGAACTATTAGATCATTTCGTTGGTAAAGTATGTACTATTTTCACAGTAGAAATGAACCGTGACTTTAAAACAGAAGATCCAAAATCTTATCCACAACCATTATACACCTATTTCTTAGGTAGAGTTGAAGCTATAGATGATATAGGGATTCTCATTAGTCAACCAAATGGGAATTTAAAAAGTTTCTTCTTTTGGCCTAATATTGTAAGTATTTCAGAAGAAGAAGAACTTGATCCAACTAATGAAGAAGACGCTAAAACCATAGAATCGCTAAGAGAAAATGCCCAGTCCTTATCAGATAAGGTGCAAGCTGTTCAGACTGGACAAAATCTAGATCCTGAGAAACTCAAGGAGATGTCTCAGATGCTTCAAGATAAGTTTGACAAATGACAGATTTAATATGTTCGTGGAATTTGTGCCTTGTTATATAAATCACTAGTTCTTTAACGGCTTGTCTCAGAGCCATTTCTTCATGATTGATATATTGGTGCTTTAAAGGGAAAAATTCTTTAGGCGTTCTAATATTATTAAGTTTACATCCTAATGACCAACCACTTCCTTTTTCTTCGTCAAAAATATATTGGATATAGAAATGCTTGTTTTCTACAAACGCTTTATTTTCTTCAAATACTAGCTCAAAACCACAATGGTTACTGAAAACTGATTGTAAAGTTGAAAAGATGTATTGTTTATAATATTGGCTTTTTTGTGAAGACTCACTCATTTTATACCTTCCTTTTAAATATTATAGCTATTTTTGGTATATATCTGGTATGGAACGTTCATTTTTTTCTTATTATTTAAATCGTAAAGATCTTTCTTTAGACGAGATGGCTGCTGATCCTATAACTTCTCTCAAAGACGCTAGAGAAGAAGGTGAGCAAAGTTACGAAAAGCGTAAAATCCCTATTCTTTTTGACAAATATGATATTCTTTACCTATATCAATTCCCGCCTGAATTTTGGCCACAAGCTTTAGCAAGAAGATACAATGAAAAATTATTTAATAGTCATAAAGGATATAATTCTGCACAAGACATTCCAGAAATAGAAGATATAACACTTACTGGAAATCGCGGTAATAAATTTACTTTTAAAAATATTAACACATTTTCTAAAAAATTACATGACAAATTAACCAGAGATGTAGATGACGATACTCTTTCTGGACTTGGAAAAGACCAAGAGCATAAAGATCACTATTCTGACAAAGGTGGTTATCATGGGTATGTTCTTGACAATCCAAAACATAGCAAAGAACATAATGTTGATGTTTCCGAAGGATATGTAGGATTAACTAAAGAACGAGCTAGTGAACTGATTAGCAAATGGCTTAAAGGCGTTGATAGTCAATGGTTGAGTAAAATGCCAGAAGATACACCAAGAGAAATAGTCAAAAGAGGAGGTCGTGGATCTGAAGCTTATGTCCGAGATGGAGATTGGTTGTCATCTAGTCCTCTTAATGGCAAAATGTTTCATGCAAATCCAGAAGGTCGTCCACCAGGAACAGTGATGTGGGTTGGTCTTAATGATAAAGGCAGGAAAAAAGCATTTTATAGTCATCTTCCTGTTTTAAAGCCTGGATTACAAATTGATAGTAAATCTGTCGATAGACATGACAATCTTAGAAAAATGGCAAAAAAAGCAAAAGAAGGTGCTGATCAAGTGCATAAAGCATTAAGTGAAAATCCTGATATGCACCTTCATGACGCATTGATTAAAAGTCTAGGTAATGAATATCGTGATTACATGGCTGTATTTGAGCCAGAAACAATGCGTGTTTTGCTATCCAAAAAAGATGAATTAACAAGAAAATTAAATCAACAAGGTAGAGCAAGAGAAGGACAAAACGTTTCAATTAGAGAGCAATCTAAAATGAAACACAGAATTAAAGAGATAGATCATATCTCAGAAATTGCAAGGGATTTTTCACAAAATTACGGAGAAGTAACAAGAGATAATATGCCAGAAGTTCTTAATTGGATTGGCGATCAAATTCATAGTTTGGCTGATAACGTAAGAGATGATGCTGATAAATATGATATTCATGATTATTCTGTTCATAGTTCCAATTTAGATTATCCTAAAATATCAAATACTACAAGGGGATTTGGAACTAGCGATCCTAATAAACAACAAAGAAAACAGGTTTATGCTTCTGTTCAACAACAGGAAGATCTTGAAGGAAACAGCATAGAACCTCATGACTTTAAAAAGATATTAGAACCTTTACTCGTTCAAGCTGGTGTTATGCCAACTACAGAGGATGCAGATGGTCCGGTAATACCTTATGTTACAAAGAGAGAGAATGACCCTCGTAGAAGAAACAAAGTTAGACATATTGATGGACACAACACTAAAGATGGTGCTGGTAGACATCTATCACCTTTAGCAGTAGGAATTGACAATGCTTTAAAAGAAGGAAGTGTTGTTGCTAATTCACCTGCGTTTGTTTCTCTTAAAAGTAACTGGTGGCTTATATTCGATAACGCTAAAGATTTTTTATGGCACAAAATAGGTGAAACTGAGTTTGTTCAATATCTTAAAGCCAAATTAAAATTAGATAAAGCAATCGAAGAAGGCAGTTCTAGAAGAGTAATAAATCAATTAGAAAAAGATGCAGAATTGGCACTTCATGTTGCAGAGAAAAGAACTAGAGAACTCGGTAGTGATTATGCCAAAATGGTATGGCAGATTAAGAAGAGATTGCATAAAACATCTTTAGACAAAGAAGCTCTAGGTGCTGGTGGAGAAATTGGTTCATTAGGAGACTTCCTTTCACAAGAAGATCAAAAACTACATGATAAAACAAGACAAATAGTTTACAATCGTGTTGTTAGACCTGGAGAAACATCTCAGCCTGGACAAAGTGGACATGATATTCAAGTTCTACAACAATTGATTGACGAAGAACAAAAAGAAATAGAACAAAGGCTACATTCTGCTGTTAGTATGTCTGATGTTGAAAGTGTGAATGGAGGATCTCATACTCCAGAAGAAGCTAGTGAAGAAGTTGGCATGATGAAGAACCTTATTAACAGTGGTATAGCATACCAAGCCTATCGTAATTATTACTTGTGGCTAAAAGAGAAGGAACGAAAAGATGGCGAAGCACAAGGACAACAATATCCAGCCAGGGCAGAATGGTGGGAGGACATTGTTCGTGAAGCTGATGAATTCGCTACACAACAAGCAGCAAAACAAACAGGAATGCCTGCTTATGGACTTGCAGATAGATTACAATCTACAGGAGATACTAGTCTTGCAACCACTGAAACACAATTTATGAAAGGTCTTAAAGATCGCATGACTGTTTCTGAAATTAGAGATGCAGGCGATTTACCAACAGGCGATGATCCACAAATGGCTGCTGCTAGAAGAATTGCTGACTTTATTAATGATGAAGAAAATTCCATAGAACAGAAAAAAACAAAATTATCTACTTTGTTTACTCACGCAAGATCGAATCCTCAAAATGATGAGATTCATCAAATAGCACAAATGGTTATGTCACAAATAGGACCAGAAACTATAGCAAGTTTAGGAATAGATGCTCCTGTCGTGGCAGAGCCGACACAACAATATAGCCAAGCTCATTTAAATAGAATATCAATCGCAGCTAGAGATCCAAATTTTATTAACAAGTTAGTTCCAGGATCACCAGAGTTTGATCAAGGTAAACGAAATACTTTTGAGAAAATTGTGCAAGAAAAAGGACCATCGTGGCAAGACGTGCAAACTGCATTGACTAAGGCAGATGCTGTGGAATTTTCCTCTGCGAGAAGAGTGGTTTAAATATTATTAGCGTCAAACAGTTCGTCCCAATCAGTATCACTCATTGTGCCTGTTTCAGGAAAACCTTCGTCTTCATCTTCTGATTCAGATTCCTCTGGTTCACTTCCAGGTATAGTCACATCTCCAGAAGTAATACCTCTTCTTATTGGGTCGTCTGCTTTTTT